TTTTTTTTTTACTCATGATCGTACTTCATAATCTTCTTGTTTGAAATAGATTTTTTAACAGTATCTATTTTTTCAGCTCTCGCTAAAATGTCTTTAAACTCATCGATATAATATGCGGCCCCTTTAGATAGATACTTGAGTTCATCGGAATGGGGGTCACTTTTTAAGTTTGTAACAATAACCTCTCTAGCTCTTTCTAGCGCCTTAATCTGGATTTCGACTTTGTTAATGAAATCCGATTTCTGCTTAGAAGTATTGATTGACTTGACTTCTTTTTTAAGATTTTTAATATCTTCGTCGTAAGTGCTCTTCCTTAATCCGGTCATCTTGGCGATAGAGTTGCTACGTCCGGATAATCTCTTAGCTAACTTTTTTGCTGAAGACGTTATCTTATCAAGAAATTCCCATTCATTTAAATTTTTATCCTCTTCCTTCATATCTAAAAACATTTTAAGCTACCCATATTTTCTGTCTGTTAGGTGAGTATATTTGCTTCTGAGCAAATAATTCTATAAGTTCTTCCCTTGATTGATCTGCCTGCTCAAGATCTTCCATCCGTAGATTTATCTCACCATACGAGGATGAGATGCTCTGGAAATATTTCCGTATACCTAATAAATCTAGTTGAACGTCATACAGCGCTAGCTTATTGAAGTATTTTCTAAGGCCCGGATGGAAAGTTGAAGGGTTAGCGTGAACTAGCTTCAACTCTAGGTCTACAAAGGGAGTTCTTATGTGCGGTTGAATCAAGACCTTGTTAGGCGGCTTGAACTCATAAGTATATGGAAAGCTTAGAGCCGAAGAAACATTGACTACCGCCTTCGTCATCATAAAGCTTTCAATATTATGAATTGGAAGGGAATGGTCATAGAAGCTAGAACCCGTTCCAACATTATGGGTTGCCGAATTATTTTCTAATAATTTGCTGACACCTAGAACCACTCGATCTTCTAAACCTCGTAAAAAATAGGTGCCTTCGTGGTCGTCAACCAGCTCATGAGGATAAATCCTGTGAATTTTTTTCTCTGGGAAGAATTCACTCATGGTATACATCGTCTCTTCTTGAATACATCTGAGTATTTCTTGATCAGATAGCTCAAGCTTATGGACGGATGCTCCGAGCCTAGCCTTAATATAATTTAGCGTTTGACTTAAATTAATCATAGACAAAGATCCTTGACTATATCCCTCTGTGTAAAAACTTGATTAGCCTTAACCACGTCATCTGGGTTTACATTAGACGACTTAGAGATCATGCGAGACTTGGATTGCATCATTTGGTTTACAGACTTCATGATTATATCTGTCTCGACATTAATGCTTGTAGCGGATATACTGTCAACTAGACTTTTTAGAATAGATCTCTGATTGTAACACATGAGATCTTTATCCTTCCCCTCGCTGAGACTGGTAAAGAGGTACTTGGCTGTCGAATTTAAGTCAGAATTCACTAACTTATCAGCAAGACCACTAAAAAACTCATTCTGCTCAGATAAGTTTTTTATCAAATCCACAGCTGGATTCCCTAACTTGCCCCTGACGAATCTAAAATCTTTCCTAGATTGTTCCTCAAGAATTTCGATAGACTCTCCTTTTGAGGAAGGAAGCATCTTACTTAGGACTAGAAGTTTTCGTAGCTTAGCGTCCAACTCGCGAAGTCTCAAGTTAGTATACTTGTTATCGTGCAGTCTAGGCCTCTTTTCCAACGATTTGACTACTTTAACATTATTTACAATGATCCAGTTATCCGGTAATGAAACATCATTCCCTTTGCCAAATTTATTAAGAATAGCTAGAGTAGCCTTCTCTAATTCTTCAAAGTTACTCTTTACACACAATTCATTAAAAGTATAAGATTTCATTTTATATCCTCGATTTAGAAACCCTATAGGTCTTCAACCTATAGGGTAAATTATTAAAGCCTAGAAAGAAGAAAAGAGTTAATTTCTTCAGTAACTTTTTCCTCAAGCATCAGACTAACCCTTTGACCTTCTGATCCTTTGACGTGGATACAATCGCATGAGGGGGATAAATCAAGATAAGCCGTTCCAGTATTGATCAATAATTGATCGGAAGCCTCACTAAGATTTCCAGAACAAGAAGTAACAATATTCTTGAGTTCCTCTTTAGAGATAGGAGATAAGAAATCTACGGAGCTACCGCCAATGTTGCCCGATTCATTGACAAGGGTTCCCCTGGAATTCTCCATATACGAATTCTTATGACTAGGGTGGATAACCCAGTCATAACAAAACAGGGTATACGGGGACTTAACTCTAACAGCACCACCTTTCTCTTTAACTACTGGGCCGTAACCGCGAGACGAGAAGGCAACTAGGGACTTATTATCTACAATAATCCCCATCATATCTCGACCGACAACAGTCGAGGTGGTTTCAACCTCACCAGAAATCACCGAACCTTCCGTCTCGAATCCCAATACAATATGGGATAAATTTCGCTGGTTGTATTTGAGCTGTCTTTTGATATCATCTGTATCCGGATGACCCGCTTCACCAAACCAAGTTCTCGTCTTTAAACGCTCTTGAATATATGGGGAGTTTAACGCAGGGAGCATGATATCTGAACCATAATTTCGTTTATTACGGTTAAACTCATCCATCTCTTGAAGTCTAGTTCTAAAGCGGACAGTAAAGCTTGTAGCTTCAATAATGTTTGGAACGCAAGGCTCCATAGCCTGTTCACTGAGAACATAACCAATTATTTGATCCATTGTATTTACCTTTTTAAGTATATCGAATATTAATTCTTTGTTATCTTTAAACAGTCCTTTGGTGGAAACAAGATGCTAGTTTCTAGTTGTTTTTTGCAAACAAAAGATTGATGGATGAGTATACGCTTTTGCTTTACTTCCTTTTGATGCCCTAACTCTGTTTTGAGTTAGGGCATTTTTATTTAAACGGGTTAACTCTGAATGAGTTAACCCGAATAAACTTACAGCAAGTGAGGCGCTGAAGGATCGAAATCGCCAGCATGCTTGAAGTTGGTAGGACGAGAACGCAGTAGACTCGCAGCATACTCATCAACAGTTGAGCTGATGTGCATACGAGCACTAAACGGCTGTTCAAATTCACCAAGTTCATGGGTGCCGGTAGAGTAGTTGTAGTAATCGTTAGGGATTACGGTTGGCTTAGCGTGAGTGAAATAAGCCGCAAACTCTATAATGTTAGCATCAACGTTATCGGCATCAGGACGGGTTACGATATATACGAACTCGCCGGTATGGTTGGAGTCAGAATATTCGATACCGTATTTCTTAGGATAAGTCGATACGTTGGTCTCAGGGTCGCGAATACCTGAAACCCAGTGAGCATAAGCTGCCCGCATAGGCGAGCCAGAAAATTCATTATGAGCAATGCTGAATTGTTTAGGTTTTGCACCGATTGTGGTAGCAAAATCAGCAGCATTAGAGGAGAAGCCTGACCCCATCTCACCATTTTCCAGAGTAAAGTTTTCAAGACCTGAGAAAGACTTGAAGTTTTTCTCAAATAAATCAGCAAACTGCTCATACTCTTCACGAACCCATGATGGGATCTTAACCCAACGGATGAACGCGTAACCATTTACAAGTGGATCCGCCGGTGTAGAATGGCCGGTAGTCGAGCCATGCCAAAAATCAGGGTTGGAACCTTTAGCTAAAGAACCATCCCAGCTTGGGCCACTAAATACATGACCTGATCCAGGTTTTACCAAGGACATAGATTTTCTCCTAAATTCAAAAAGTGGGGCTGGATGAACTCAGCCCCTCTCAAAAAGAAACTTATCATTACTAATTATTTAGTTACGATGAAATCCATAAGGATTCGCTCTACCAGAGCGGTGAACTTGACCTCGACAGCGACATGTAGAATTTTTCTACGACGCTGGTATTCTGTAGTAAGAATTTTCGGAGTTACAAATTCACAAGCACCATTAGAAACGTAATCATTACCGATGCCGTTAAGCTCAATCACTAGAGCATTTTCAGTATCTTTATTATTAAGCTCGAATGGGAATTCTTGAGCTACGCTACGCATTCTACGGATAATCTTAAATAGAGTACGCACAATAGAGATATTTGAGAGATCGCTGGTAGCGACCTGGCTGGTTAGCTGAGAACCGAAATTGGTGCGTTTCGGAGTACGTTCAATGTAGTTCAACTGAGCTTTATAGAGTTCAGTTTTCTGAGGCTCAGTAGGGAACCAACTTACGGATTTAAAACCGGTAACACCGCCGCGACGTGGGCCAACGAAAGGCTTATGGGTACCATGCTGTCTATCGTTGGATGGGATCTTGTTGGCTAGAATATAAGTCGGGGTAACGCGAATCTCACGGTTAGTGAATACGTCATCAACGATTAAATCTTGCGTAAAGATAGCCGCATAAAAAGTGTTATAAGTTAAAGAGTTTCTACGCTTATCAATCGCTTGGTCTGGACGAGCAGTAAAGCCCGTATCCAAGAAGGTCATGCAGTCGTTACGGATGTCTCTAGCGAGAGTAACCATAGCTTCTTTAACCATCGGCGGATAGTTTGCGTCCAGAACAACGTCAACCTCTGTCCAGTCTTTATCCGTAATCTCTGGCGTGGTTAGACCGCTGTATGCTTTAGCTAGCAGCGACTCAACGTTTTCTATAGAAGTATCGCCGTCCGAACCGCCCTGCAGGTAGTTGATAGATGAGAAATCAGCGAAGTCTTCACCTTCGGTTACAAACTCTACAGAGCTGATTTCTGAATCTTTAAACGGGTCTACTTCTTCAACACCACGAAGAATCTTGTTAGAGCCGCTTACCCAGTCTACTAGATCGACATTAATACCTAGATCTAAATCAAGCGCATCCATCCCATCTTCCAAAAACTCAACTTCTATTTCTTGGGCGTAGACGCGGACTACATCTTCAATACCTAGAGCTGAACGATCCAGAGGAGAAATAGCATCTGCAGAAAGAGCTACCGAGAACGCGCCTTCTTTTAGAGATACAGCACCGTCTACAGGATCTCGCTCAATAACTTCAAATTCGTAGGTACGGAAGTTGAAGGTATCATCCATTGCTGAGTCGATAGACAAACGGTAACCGGTATTATTATAAATGGAGCCTCGGCCTGGAGCGCGCGCTATAGCAAGAGGATAACGCTTATAACCTTCTGAATCTTCAGGCGAGTCATTCAGACTCTCGTTAACCGCCAATCTGATAGCATCCTTATCTCTAGCGTAAAGCGGATCCATTACAGTGGTAGCCGTTTTGACCTTAAGAATAGTCGTAGCTTCACCAGTATCCGGATCCGCAGATTCTTCCATTTTTGTGCGAATTTCTAGCAACTGGTGAGCGTAAGCCGCATCATCTGCAGTTACACGCAGGCAATAAGCTTTCCCGCCAGCTTGAACCCAACGGTAAGCATTTAATTGTGCCTGACCATGACGGCTCATACTCGGTTCGTTAAAGTTGAAAATATACTCGGAAGGGGAAGTTGTTTCAACCAGTTCTCTGTCTCTACCTTTATCAGCCGTGAATGCCACAAACAGAGTTGTTAGACCTTCTGTTGTGATAAAAGCAAAGGAGTTATCGATAATATTAGTCGATACATGGGGGTGAATAAATTGTGACATGTTTACTCCAAATTTTTTTAAGTCATTGAAGTTTAAAGAAAGAGAATAGATTTCTATCTTCATTTCAATAAAGCTATGAATGCTAATTATCTGTTTAAACAGCTACTATAAAGAAAGGCAATTAATAGTACATAATCTCTTCGATAGGAGACTCATATTGTTCCGTACCGTCTCTAGTCTTAGTTACAGATGAACGCACAGCCCTATCTATATACTCAAAGGATATAGCGGAGAAAACGGATGTCTTCTCAGCCATCTCTTTGACACCGATAAATTTATACCCAGACTCCAGTCCATTCTTAGTACCGGCTTTGATCCTGAAGGGGTAGCTATCATCTTTCTCTAAGCGACATAGTTCAGCTACCATGATTTGAATCAAGCTGTCGGGAACACCTTGAGACATACCATTAATAGAAATGGCTTCTTTAAGGATATCCGGAATCTCAGAATATGCTGTAGTCTTAGGGATTTTACCAGAGTTAAAAAAATTAAGAAAATCAATAATGGAATCTAGAGATTGAATGTGCCTAGACGATTCGAATAAAGTATCACCCTTATATAGGAGCAATTTAGTGTATTCAATCTTTTCATCTTTGAAATCCTTTTCTAATACTTCTTTTTCCCTAAACATCGGGATCGATATTGAGACTGGAATATCAAGCGAGAAATGTTTTTCCTTACCAGTCTTATCTACGAACCCAAGTTTAATAATGCCTAAAGTCTTACAACCGTTACCAGTCCAACTTGCTGAACCAGTGGTAAAATAGTAATCTGGGATATAAATAAAGCACTCCTCTGCTATTACGCTTACAGAAGTATCTTGATTCCGTCTAAGAAACCTTTCCAACCGCTTATCCATACCTGACCTCGTATTAGTTATTGATTTGTTGAAAATTCCCTAGTTCTTTTAAGAGAACTAGGGATAATTTTTTATGAATCTAAGAAATCTAGAACACTTTCAAGTCTGCTTCTTAGCTCTTCAACTCTGTTATTATCCTCAAAAAAGTACTGGTGCTTACACCTAGCGGACATCATAAGTAGATAATTTACGGAGTCAAAACTGTGAGTTAGACCTTTCGAGTGAATCGTTGCATAGAGAATAGCTTTAAGTTTACAACTAACCATCGTTCTCCCTGAATCAAAAACCATCCTAGCATGAGCTAGCGTATTGGGATGAATGTACATCTTCTTAGAGCGTCGCATTCGACCAATAGCATTCTCTATAGAATCGTGTTTTTTTCCAGATCTAATTAGGGGTAGGAACTCTAAATAAGCTTTTTTAATCTCAGGATCTTTAAAATAATCCATGTTGGCAAAAGCTTCGTTTTCCCTGTCGAGCTTGGCCAGAAGCTCAGGGTTTGATTCAGACAAATCTTCCCTGACTTCGTCAGTAAGTCTGATAGAACTATCAAAATTATCCCATATCTCCTGCAGAACTTCTTCTTTACTCTGAGGCTGGTCTTCTAGTTCAGTAGTCTCAGCTACTGATTCTTTTTTTAGTACCGAGTCATTGGATTCGATGATGGATGCTACCGCTTTCAGTTTACTCATTTTTCTTCTAACCTTTTCTGTTGCTAAAAATAGAGAAGAGTCTATTCCTTAAGCTATTTTCTACTACCGGAAAGATTGAATTACCTTCAGTTTTAAGACTGGCTAGATATTTTTCTTTCGCTTTAGCGAAATCGGCTATCTCAAACATTTCACGGATAGTGATATTCGAAATACGCTCTTCTTCTTCATACATAATATGATCGAAGAATTGATCCTGGTTGAACTCTTCGTTTATGATCATTTCAATAGCGCTAGTTAGGCCGTAGATAATAATAGCCTCATCGTAGGTACCGACTAACGATCGAGTTGATTTAAAGCCGAAGTCTTTCCTATGAACCAGAGACTTTACTGATTTCGCTACTTCATCCGTATGATTAATTATATACGATATAAAGAAATTGACTAGATTTTCCATGTGGCTAATTATGAAAAATTCATACAGCGATTCTACTTGTCTCTGTAGAATAGTTATATTGTCAGTCTCGATGATATCTTCCGAAGTTTCAGAAAGGCCGTAGTTATTAAGAATAGACTCGGCTATTTCTTTCAAGAACGAGGCCTTTTGAACTTTGAGATCTTTCTCAAGTTCTGTCCCACCGTACTTCTCTAATAAAAAGCTAAATCGATCAAGAATGGGCGTTAAAAAATCACTAGGATTAAAAACGCCCTGAACTTTACTCGGATTAGTAGAAATTTGGTTTAGGAGAGACTCACCTATAGTTGACGTATAGAGTGATGTCTGGGTTTCGTCATTGAATTCATTTATATAATCAGAAGATAAGACATCCCTCTCATATTCTTTAACTGCTTCATTTCTTAACATGTCATAAAACTCTGAATTTATTTATTTAGTTGTTATAAATCTGAGAGTTTATAGAATCTTAAAAAAGCCCTAGCCGTTAAGTTTAAATATGCTATCCATGCGCTTTGCAACAGATCTATTATGATTAAAGGAACTCTCGGATTTAGTATATTCCTCAAATCTGACCGTACGCCTAGTATTGGAGGTGGCACTGCCGTTAATATTCATATCATTGGAAGGAGTAGCTTGAATTTTATTCATTTTAGAAATAGAATTCATACTTGTGCCATTACTGAAGTTAGAGGAGGAAACCGCGCTTAGAATTTTCCCTATGTTCTTCCTGTCTCTAATTGCATATATAGATAAAAGATAAGCCATTAACACGTCATCTTTTGCTGAAGAAGAGTGCTCTATCTTACCGTTCTTCTTCTGTTCTAGGGTACCGATCTGTTCGTTGATACGGTCTAAAACAAAACGTCCAGGCTCTTCATTTACCAAGAGTTGTAGTGTTTCAAACATGGTACCTCTAGAACCGGCTGTAGTATCAATGCCGAAAATCTTAAGTTTGGATTTCTTAGCCACTCTAGAAATTTTGTCAGCAATCCTTTTAGTCGCAGTATCAAGACGATAATAAAAATAAATCCGTTTAGAAATAACTGGATTTTTCAGCAGGGCGGTGATCACGGCAATACCTATGCTATTTCGCTCCGGAGCCAATATAGAATTAGGTAAGATTGCAGTCATTAGGAAAGTAACAAATTTCTTGAGATCCTCGGTATCTATCTTGTTATTCTCAAAATAAGCAACGGGCCTTTCAGTATAGGGATCGGTTACGACTAGAGCTGATGCATCCCGATTAGCACCAGTAGCCATATCTAGACCTAACACATACGGTATTCTAGGGTCGAAATTCTCTCCTTCAACTATTTGAAGCTTATACCTGTTAAGGATAGAGAATTGTGAAGCGAGAGCATTTTTCTCAAACGATTTGATATTTTCCAGTTGTTCCTCGGAGAAGAAACTGTTATCTGTAGATAGCGGCCAGTTGAGGTCAACTTCCCTCTTAATTTTAAGACGGTTGCCATTAAGCGCTCTACACTGTTCTTCATACCATTTCTTATCTCGGCCAAGCTCTTTCCATTCGTATTTAACATAGACAAAATCGTTCTGAGAATTATCAAATATATGAGACTCTAAGGAAGCTATATCTAGATCATAAAGATCCTCTGAGAATCTTAGCGCATCCTCTTTCATAGCGTAAGCATAAGATCCAGCTGGGATATCTCGGTTATTCGGGGTAGTGGAGATGACCCTAAAATGAGGTTTATGGAACTTCTTAGCCTCAGCCTTGGCCTGACTTAACGCTGGGCCAGCGGCCTCGTAAACGATATCATTATGCGTCTTGAAGGCAAACTCGTCCTCCCACTGCATCGGGGTGGTCAGACCACGGCCAATCTTATCTGCACTAGGTGGATCCTTCGGAGCTGCTACAGTTTTAATCGTATTTTTGTTTTTAGCATTAACAAAAGTACGAACGTTATCAACGTCTAATCCAGGATTCATGAATCTTAGCCATTCTGGTAAAAGTCTCAGTATGTCTAATGTTCGCTTAAGGTTAAGCTCGGCATCTTCTCCAGCTTTATTACCATAAATAATCGTAGAGTTCTTAGTACCGAATGTAATAATGTATCCAAAACCGCAAGCTATACCAATAGTTTTGCCCTGCTGCCGAGGCATTTCTATAAAGCTACTGATATTGTTATGCATGCAATAAAGGGTCGCCAAGTTCCCTAGATGTAGATTAAACCTAACGCTGCCTCCTGGAACAGGAACTCTCGCTATCTCCCTGTAGTAGTACCAGGGGTTCCTTATGATTTCAGCAATTACTTTACTTCTGGTGATCTTATCTTTAGCTAATAGCGGATTCACCTTCATCAAGCTTTTGTCATAAAGTTTTAGGAAGAACTTATTGTTGGCAGTTCCTCTCCGTTTTAGTTCTTTAGAAGTTCTTAAGAATGATTTATTTTTAGTATTAAGATGATAATAGAAATCGTCAGACATGTTTTTTATACCGTTTAGGTCAGATGAGGGAATCCCCCTTATCTATAATAGATAAGGGGGAAACTTAGTTAGTAAGGAACGCCATCATTATTAATGACGTTGATTTTACCAACCAAAGGCATAATCGTGTCGAAGATATGACGACGATTAACAACAACTGCAGGTAAGTTAGGGCGATTTGGATCGCGATAACCGTTACCATTTTCAATGTTAAATGCGTACGGGTAGTACTTAACAGTCGAGTAGTCTGGAGTTGCAGGGATGTAGATCATACGAAGAACGCCTTTAGCGTTATTCGGAGTTGACAGAATGTTAAACTTGTTAGAACCGGTAGTAGCGCCAACATTATAGTTAACATTAACTGCTGAACGCTCGGTTTCACCACTGTTGAACATCCACTGAACGTTAGTAATCAGATCGACATCCAATTCGTTACCAATTACGTTAAAGTGACCGGTAGTGTGGTAACTTTTATCTTTAATGGTGCTAGCTAGGTGATCGATTACTGAGCGGATCTCGTCTCTCCATTCTTTGAAAGAACCAGAGTAACGATCGCTAGGTTTAACATCGAATGTACGCTCAAAAGTATCGGTGCCGAATTTAGATTGGGCTTCGCGATAAGTATTTTCGATATGCTCTAGACCTTCTTTGTCTAATCTCTGAGCTAGGAAGTCGGAGATGATATCGACTAGTTTTAGAGCGCCATCGATTTGGTAAACGGCTTTCATATCCTGTAGCCACTCAGTGCTTAGCGGAGCAGCAATATGGCGACCAGTACCAACGTCTAGATCTTTGTAATCCACATCGAAACCAACGCTATCCGCAGCATTGTTGGCTTCAGAGCTTAGGTACGATTCAACTTCGATAGTCTTAATCTTACCGGCGACAGATGTGGCTTGCAACGCACCAGTTCGTCTATCGATTGTTACAAATACGGTATCTTTTTCACCTTCGAACTCAACCACACAGGTGGTAATACCTGAAGAAGAGTCTATAGATTGGCGAACGTCAATCGCTTGTTCACCAAGAGATGAATGAGTGAAACCCACCTTAACCACGTTGAAATCTACATCAATGGCATCCCCAGCGCGAGCATCAGCACCAGCAATATCAAGTAGATTTACAGAATCGATTGACGGAACAGTGATTTCACCAACATCGATACGTTTACGATCGCCAACAGTATTGGATTCATCGCGCAGAGCTTCCGGAAGATAATGGCGTTCACCTTCTGCGTCTACAACATAAGGGTGCAGGAACGAGATTGAGAACTTGGGAATTTCCGTAGGTTCCGTAGGGACAGCATTGATAATGCCGATACGCGGCCATGCTTTACGCTGCATTGGGAAAGACATAGAACTGAAAGGTTTGATACCTTCCATTTGAGACTCGACCAGAATGTGTTGACGAGTATTACTAAACATCTGGGATAGGTTCTTAGCGTCTTCAGCGTTACAGCCACTCAGAAGCGCTTCAGTGTAGTCTTCAAATAGAACCTCGTCACCTAGAATTTCTTCAATACCTTGACCAAGAATTGACACATGGTTTTGTTTTAGAAGATCATGTGCTTCTGTAAGAATCGAAGAAAAACTATCATTAGTTTCAGCGGTCTTAAAAGTTTTTTTATGAATCATTACTATTTCTCTCTTTAATTAATGAATAAGTGAAGTCGTAGAGAAAATGAAATCACTTGCTCGATTTTCGCTTCTAATAGATTTGTTAAAATCATAAAGCTACCTTTTCTAATATAACGCACCGTACTTTGTTTTCAGAATAGAAAATCGAATTAATGGTTATATTAATAGTCAACTGTCAGTCTTCAGAATCCTTGATCTCTTTTTTAATACTCTCCAACATTCTTAGTACAATATCAACATTTATTTTGATACTAGTGAAGAGGAAGAGTAGTTTTGAATATTTCTCTGTCGAGAAGTCCATTGTAAAGATATTGTCAATGGATTCTCTCAAACTGTTGACTTCTTTCTGAATAGATCTAATAGCCGGTAAGTATTCCTTGCAGTTCAGACGAGTTAAGGAATCAATAATGTCTGCTAAAGTTTCTATGTTTCTATCTAATTGTTGGAAGTTATCGTATAACGACGCGAGCTTGATTCCCTTTTCTTTTACGGTAATATCACCGCCTGCAGGTTCATCTTCGCCCCCCTCGCCGCCGTACTCATCTTCGTCGCCATAATCGTCATCGTCATCGTCATATTCATCTTCCAAAAGGAGCATGAACGAGTCTTCTGCTAACAAATAACCTGGCTCGAAAGAATTTTCTTGATCCTTGGGGGCTTCCGTCAAAGAGACATTTTCTTCACAAGATAAGAACAACACGGCGCTCTCCTAGAATTTAATGTCTTTAGGGTTTATATGAAATTGTTACGAATTTAAGCCCGAATAGACCACTTGGGATCTATTCGGGCTTAGTATAATCTGTTTTAACACAGATTAACCATTCAGAAGCTCTTTAACCGCATTAGCTGGGCGCAAGCTCATAGTGCGAGTTTCAGCAATATCCATCGGCTCACCGGTCTTAGGATTACGGCCAATGCGCGCTGGACGAGTGTTGACGGACAAGACACCGAAACCGGAAATCTGGCAACGCTGATTTTCAATGGTTTCTTCGATCATTGCTGTAATTACAACACGAAGCATCTCATTGGCTACTTTCTTAGTTACACCGGTACCGGTGTTACGAGAAATACGATTAACTAACTGAGCTGTTGAGGATGATTTAGCTTCAGACATTTTTCTTTTCCTTTTATAATGAACATATCAAAAATTCAAATTATGAGATACACTCGCTCTTGTCGAATGCATTTTTCTCTTTCAATAACTTGTTAGTAAAATTTTTTTCAAAATATAATTTATCTTCTTGACCATTAATTATAATTATAAATAATCTATTGATTGAATGATTAAAATAAGCTATATAACTTAATATAATTATTTAAAGTTATATTAAAGATAACGACTGTTTAGTATTGATTATTCAATAGTTAGATATTTTCAATTTTTA